GCGGGCGACGGAACTGATCGAAGAGATCAAGAAGGCCGTGGGCGTCGGCGACGGTTTCGCCGAGTGGTGGGCCGAGGACGCCGACCGCGTCAACAAGATGGCCGAGAAGGCCAGGAAGTTCGCCGCCAAGGTGACGAAGGCCGCCGGCAAGGAGCAGCGTTCCGACGACTGCGGGCGGGTGGACGGTGGGAAGTTCGGCCCTGGCAACGATTGTCAGAAGGAGGGAGACGGCTCTGCCGATGCTGAGTCCGGCAAGTCTCAGAATTCAAAAGATTCTGAACCTGAGCGTGCATCCACGCGGGACGTGCTCGACGAAATCCTCAGGAGCATCGAGGCAACGGGCGGATTTTCTGTCCATCCGGTGACGGCCGAGAGCCCGACAACGGGCTATATGTGCGCAACCGTCCCAGGAGCGGAGAAGATTATTGACAGCAAGAACGACGTCACTGAAGAGGTCATCGACCAGTATTTCGAGACTCACAGGGACTATCTTTCTTCTCGCCCGAAGCTACACTTAGGGGGCTGGATCGACTCGGAGAGCGACAAGGTCTATCTCGATCTCTCGGAAAGGTTCGAGACACAGGAAGAGGCCGAGCAGGCGGCGGTCAAGCACAAGCAGCTTGCGATTTGGGATATCGCGAACAAGAAAGAGATCAGGATCAAGAATGAGCGAGCAGCCAAAGAAGATGGTGAGGTTCGACTTTCCTCCCGGGGCGACCTCGAAGCAGATCGCAGAGGCCATCCAGGCGGCGAGGAAGAAGGCCGTCAAGGAATACGCCGAGGCGAAGGCCAAAGGGCAGGCCGACCAGACAAAGTCTGGACAGTAGAACCGCGAGCGTACTGCGCGACAGGGGAAGGCGGCGGCGTTGATAACTCGTGCAGCAGCAGCGACGGCGGCGCGGGTTCGGCTGTAGAGGCGATTGCATCGTCTGAAAAAGTGGCTTCGCCCGAGGGGCCTCGAATCTGGACCCCCGGTCAGCCGACGGGCCTTGTCACCGCTCGCGTTGCTGCTTCTCCCCCAACCACGAGGAGCGAGGACGGTAAGTCAATCGTTTCGACTGAGATTCCTGACGCTCATGTGTATCCGTTTGCTGGCCGGGAGTGGGTCTCCACGATCGATACCGGCGCCTACCTTTCGTCGCTTCAGGATGAGTTTCGCGGCGGAGTCATAAACACCGCGACCGGCAGGGGCGAACTGCCTCCGGAAGACCTTGAGTACATTGCCTCCGCGCTTTCGGACCAAGCAGCAGCGGCGAGCAGCAGGGGCATTGTTCCTCTCTTCTACTCTCCTGAGGAACTGGATAAGCAACTGGATGAGTTCTCCTCGCTTGTGCCGCAGGTTCGCGGCGGCAGGACAAAAGACGGAACGCTCATCGAGCAAGAAGATGCAGAGCACCTGTTTCGCGTCTTGCAGGCGATCACGAGCCCAAATGCTTCTCCGTTTAGCAACATGCAGAGAACGGACTCGTTGCTAAGAAAGTTTTTTGAGGGGGACGGACGTGTCACGACAAGCGACAAACTTGGCGTCACTGGCCCCGGCATCCGCAAGTCGCTTCAGCGTTTCCAGAGGATCGTCGACACGCTCGGCAAGCGAACGGACGGGAGCATCGACGTCGCCGCAGGCCTGAAAGCGGCCCGCGAATTGATGCTGCACAGGATGATTCCCGCCAGCGACGTCGAGAGCTTTTTCTCAGACTTCGCCTCTCCTGACGACGCCAAGGGTGCCTGGAAGGCGGCGGCCTATCGAGCCGGAGAAGTCATCCCGGCGTTCTCTACGTTTGGGCCAAAGGTCGGGCCGTTCTACGAAAACAACCAAGGAAATCACGACCCGCTGACCGCCGACGTGTGGTTCACGAGGACTTGGGGCCGGATCACGGGGGAGCTTGTCGTTCCAGGGAAGCCAGAGAAGGCTGTGAAGTATGCCGAGAAGTTGATCGGGGCGTTTAAGGGTGCTACCGAAGGCCACTATCACGGCATCTCCCCGCAGGACCTTCACGAGTCTATCCGCAGGACATCGCAGAACGGAGTCGTTGACGACCTGCTTCGCGTTTGGTCTGCCGATCGACTTCGTCACTTCGCTGCCGGAGGATTCAAGGAGAAGTCTGGCGTCGGGGGCAGGCTGAACAGGATTGCCAAGAACATCGTCGAGAACGACACGTCGCTCATGGGCGATCCGGGCGCGGCGTCCCGTCGAGGCAACATGATCCGGGCGATGAACGAAGCATCGGCAAGAACTGGGATGCCCGTCGCGTATCTCCAGGACGTGCTGTGGCAGGACGAGCAGGACGCCTATGCGGCCGCCGGCGCAAAGACCGCCACAAACGTCGGCCAGCTTTCTCTCTACTCGGATCAGATCAGGCGAATCGCGGAAGACCAAAAGAAAAACCGTCGCCCAATAGCAAGGAAGGATCGAAGCGATCGTCGGTCTTACGAGGTGGAGGAGGAGTTTTACGACGACTACGACCGTGGCGGCCGCGAGCAAATGCTCTGGGATGCCGCCTTGGCGAATGTCGACGACCAGGAGTTTGCGGATGCTTTTATCGCGATGGCGAACGGAACCCGCAGGGCTGCCCCAAGCTCACGCGCCTTCTGCCCCACCGGCGAAGGCGGTGGGATCAAGAACGACTGCTCGCCGAAAGACTCACCCGGCGAGGAAGAAGACGATAGCGACGGTGGCGTTGCCGCCGATCCCTCGCCGCCCCCCGCTCCTCCTGGTGGTTCCGGACCCGAGATCAACATCGGAGACAAGCGGGAGGAAATCGACCGCCGCCTGGACGCGATGGGCGTCGTCGAGGATGACGTTGTTCGCTTGGCCGGCGGCGACAGCGACGGAACCTACGTCTTCATGCGACGGGACCACGACCACGAAGGCGGCGACGGCCTGCATGTCGAGACGACTCGCGACGTCGCCGGTGTAAAGGGCGGACTGTTCAGCCAGTCGGTCGTCTACAACGCAGGCCCAGCCGACGACCCGGAGATTGTCGTCGACCACAAGCTCATGGACGTGAAGACGGAGGTGAGCCGCGACCCCCAGAGGCGGCACGCGGCCGCCCGCGAGTTCTTCCGGATTATGACGAGCAGCGTCGAGGCGTCGATCAAGCAAGGCGTGTCGAAGGTGGTCCTGAACGCTGCCGGCGACGCAAGGCAGGCCCGCGACGGTATGTTCAAGGGCTACACGATCTGGCCGCGAATGGGGTTTGACGCTCCAATTCCTTTTCATATTCGCAACAAGCTGCCCGAGACCCTCTCGCATTGCCGGTCGCTTCTCGACCTGCACGCGACTTCCGAAGGCACGAGGTGGTGGCGAGACAACGGCACGGACCTCGACGTCCAGCTTGACCTGACCCGCGCCGACAGCCCGCAGATGCAGGTGTTCGGGAAGTTCGTTCGCCACTTCGAGCGAAACCGCCGCGACTTTGTTGTCGGCGAAGGAGAGGGCTGGCTCTCGCCAGACGACACCACCAAGCTCGAAGAGTTGTGGGAAGAGATATGGGACGAGGGCCTGCTCGACGACTACGAGGGCGAGGCAGAAGACTTCTCAACCCTTGAGAAGCGGGCCTTCTGTGCGACGGGCGAAGGCGGCGGCGTCAAGAACGACTGCCCTCCGGCCTCTTCCGGCGGCGGCACGGAAACCCTTGACACGTCCTGGCACGACTCTGACGAGGTCGTCGAGATGTGGGAGCAGGAAGACCTGAAGAGCCGGCCGCCGATCGAAGACGCGGGCAAGCTCCACTCCCTGGCGATCGAGAGCCCGACTGAAATGAAGGCCGCCATCGACGAACTTGGCGTGTCCCTGTCGGACGCCATCACGATGTGCGCCGCCCCTTCGGAAGGCACGACGGTCATCGTGTCTCCAGAGCACCCCCACGACTCGATGGGATTGGCGAACTACGCAGAAGAGAGCAAGGCCGTCGCTTTCGTGATGACCACGAAGGACATCGCGGGCATCAAGGACGGCCTCGACAGCAACTCGTCTCTCCGAAAGACGAAAGACGGCGAACTCGTCCTGGAGTACCACGCCTTCCATGCCTCGAAGGAGGCTCAGGAGAAGGCCGCTGTCGCGTGCGCGAGAGAGGTTATCGGCGGGGTTCTCAAGAGCGTCACGCTCGCGGAGAAGAGCGACGTCTCTGAGATTCGCCTCGACGCTGCCGGGAGCAGGGAGCACGAGTCGTTCAAGGGCTATCGCATCTGGCCGAAGTTCGGATTCGACGGCGTGATCCCGAGGAAGATGCTCACGAAGCTCCGCGAGGCCGACTTGTCTCCACGGGCCGTTGCCGAGAAGCGGGCTGGAAAGCTGACGATCCAGGCCCTGTACGAAACAAAGGCTGGACAGGAGTATTGGGAGAAGCACGGCCAGGAGCTTCCCATGTCTCTCCGTCCTGGAGACGAGAGCACTCCCGGCTGGCAGAGGTTCCTGGCCTACAGGCAACGCCTCGGCAAACTTGCAGAGCTTCGCAGCTTTGAGGCCGGCGATGAAATCTTCTCTGAAGAGGAACTGAAGAAGCTCGACGAGTTGTGGGAGGAGTTTCGCAAGGGCTCTGGCGAGAAGCGTGGCTTCTGTCCGACCGGCGAGGGCGGCGGCATCGATAACTCGTGCGGCTCCGACGGAAAGCAGGGGCCGCCCGCTGACGACGATGAACTCCCGATGCCGATGGGTCGCCCCTCCAAGAACGGCTGGAAAACGCAAGAGGCGTTGATTCATTGGGACAGCGATTCGCTCAAGGCGGCGGCCAGCCCAACGAAAGAAACTTTTGACGCGAAATCTTTCACGATCGTTGACGGCGAGGAGTTCAGCGCCGCCCTGGAGAGCGTCGGCGTGACGATCGATCAGGCTCTCCGGGTAATGGCAAACCCAGACCAGGATACGAATGTGATCGCCACAGCCGGCGGGACCGAATACGCGATGAGCCGCCTGGAGGGTGGGCCACGGCAGGAAGACCAAGAGCCAGGAGTCACTGTCGTGTCCAGGAAGGACGTCGGAGAAGTCGAGGCTGGGATCACCGCGACAACTTCCTTGATCCGCCGGGAGTCTGGTGAGCTTGAACTGAACTACGCGTTGTTTGCCTTGAAGCCCGAGGTGCAGCAAAGCTCCAGCGTTACGATCGCCCGCCAGTTGATGACGTCCGTCGCGGCGAGCATCACTGCCGCAGACGAGATTGGCGTCGACGTCGTCTCGATGCGGGCCGCAGGAAGCCCAAGCAATGAAAAGTTCAAGGGCTATCGCATCTGGCCTCGCATGGGATTTGACGGAGAGATTCCGAGGAAGCTCGTGACTCGGACGTGGTCCCCGATGAAGGGCGTGTTCAACAGCTACGGAGACAGAATTCCGAATTCCATCCTGTCCCCCAGGGCAATGAAAGAGAAGTCGGAAGGGAAACTGACGGTCCAGGCTCTCTACGAAACGAAGGAGGGTCAGCGGTGGTGGGAGCAGCACGGCGGCGGCATGGATATGTCGCTTTCGCCGAAGGCAAAAGACAGCCCCGGATGGCAGGTCTTCTCGAAAGTTCGCGAGCGTTATGGCAAGTCTTCGAGAGACTGGCTCGAACTGCTTGATGAAGTCTGGGTCGAGCGGCGGGCCTTCTGCCCCACGGGCGAGGGCGGCGGCATCGACAATTCGTGCGGCGCAGGCCCGAGAGTGATGATGGCGCCGGATGGAGCAGGCGGCGGCGGGTCGGTTACGTCGTCGCGTTGGGGTGGCGATGAGGCCGAATGGGGCACATCGAGCGGCACCGAGATTTGGACCCCTGGCAGGCCACTCTTTGCGGGCTCCGAGTCTCTCGCCTCGATCAAGATTCACAGGCCAGACGACATTCGAGAGCGGATCGTTGACGGCCTCGGCATGACAATCGCAGAGGCGGTTTTGGCTTCGGGGCCCGTTTCCGAGGCCGCTGATCGCGCGAACATCACGCGGCCGCGACTGGAGATCATTCCGCAGCAGTTCGGCGATGGCATCGAGATGCACTGGTCCTCGATGGGCGTCACCACTGGCGAGGGATTTCAGGACGACGAGAAGCAGTTCGCGAAGTCCGGCACTGCCGTGAAGGCTGTCGAGGCTTCGAGAAACATCTCTAAAGGCCGCGACGGCAATGTCCTGCATATGGCGGGGTTCTTTGTTCATCCAGACTTCCAGGGCAAGGGCCTCGCCCTGGAGTCCGTCTCGAAGTCGGTGTCCTCGGGTGCCGTCCGTCTTGTGATGGATGCAGAGCGTTTTGATAGCCCAAGCCCGGACACTCGGATGACCGGCTATCACGTCTGGCCGAAGTACGGATACGACGCGCCGATCGCCGACGTCGCCAGGGCTCTCCGATCGGGCAGCATTCCAGAGCAGTTTGCGAAAGCAAAGTCCCTTCTCGACATCTACGCCATGCCCGGCGGCCACGAGTGGTGGAGAGAGAACGGCGGCCCGATCAAGCTGACGTTCGACGCCCGTACTCGAAGCAGAAGCTGGGAGACGCTGCTAAAATTCCAAGACAGGACAAGGGAGCGTCGCAGCATGTCGGCACCGGAAAATTATCGTCGCGGCATTGACTGCGACAACGACCCTGCCCTCGATGAGGTGTGGGCCGAGATTCGAGAGAAGGGCCTCAGCGGAAAAGCCCCGAGTCAGGAAGACTGGGATCGCTGGGCCAAAGAAGACCAGGAGGCCAAGGATGGCAAAGCCCGAGAAGTATAGCCACATCAACTTCAAGCCCCCGTCCGGCGTTCGCCGCGAGGCGGAGTACGGCTTGAAGCTCCGTCGCGAGCACGGCCGAGGCGGCACCGCCGTCGGCATCGCGCGTGCGAGAGACCTGTCGAACGGCACGGAGTTGTCGCCGTCGACCGTGCGTCGCATGAAGGCGTACTTCGATCGCCACACTGTCGACCAGAAGGGCGAAGGATTCAATCGAGGCGATAAGGGCTGGCCCTCGAACGGCTACATCGCCGCGAAGTTGTGGGGCGGATTCCAGAGCGGCTACTCGTGGGCCAAGAAGGTCGTCGAGCAGATGAACGCTGCCGACGAGAAGGAAGGCCGCTCTTATAGTCTGGATACGCCAGCCCGTAGCATCGATGGCAAGGAGACCGCGATGGACAACGTCGAACGTCGGTATCTTGCCACCACGGGATCGGAGAACGCCACCGAGGGCGCACTCGGCGTCGAGGAGCGTGCCGACCCGGAGACCGGAGAGCGGAAGACGTACCTTGTCGGGTACGCGGCCAAGTTCCGCACCGACTCGTTGCTCTTGGGGGATTTCGTCGAGCAAATTGCGCCGTCGGCATTCGAGATCGTCGAGAAGGGCAAGGACCTCGAAGGTCGCCCCCTGGAGACTCGTGGCCTGTTCAACCACGACCCGAATCACCTCATCGGCCGCTATCCAAACACGATGAAGCTCGTGGTCGACAAGATCGGCCTCAAGTACGAAATTCTCCTTCCAGAGAGCCGCAAAGATTTGGCCGAAATGGTGGCTCGCGGGGACCTGAAGGGATCGAGCTTCAGCTTCGTCGTGGCAGAAGGCGGCGAGAAGTGGAGCCGCGAGGGCGGCAGAAGCCGTCGGCTTGTCACAAAAATTAAATCGCTCCTGGACTGCGGCCCGGTGACCTACCCGGCGTACAGGGATTCTTCCGTTGCCGTCGCGAAGCGGAGCTACGAGCAGTTCCTGGCGAGCGATCCGCCGGCCGCCGTGGCCGAGCCGCCGAAGCCGAAGATCGACATCGGCGAAGAGATGCGGAAGTGCCAGGAGTTCATCGCTGAGCGTCGCGGCTTCTGCCCGACCGGCCCAGGCGGCGGCGTCGACAACTCGTGTGGGGGCAAAGGCGGCGACAAGCCCGCCGACGACGTCGGCGCCAATATTCACGCCGACTCACTGCCGGCCGTTGCAGGCGCGGCCACCGGCGCGGCGATAGGCGCAATCGCCGGAGTGCCCGGGGCAATTGTTGGCGGGTTCGCTGGCCTTGTCGCAGGCGCCGTCAGCGTCGACCGCTATGTTGCAAAGGTCGAGAAAGCTCTCAAGAAGTTCGGTTCTTCTGTCAAGAAAATCGACTCTTTCGCAAGAACGCTTGGGAAGTCCATGTCGATCACGGCAGGCAAAAACGGCGGCGTCGAAGCGGAGGGCGGCGGCGTCAAGCTGTCGATTCAGAGGTACGGCAAGGATGAGGTAGGAAGTCGCCTCTCCGGGCGAGTTGCTTTCGTCGAAGGCGCCACGAGCACAATTGGCGGCAAGGGAACTGAAAGCGTCGGGCAACTCGCGAAGACGCTGATCAAGGCCGGGCGCGATCTCGGGGTCGATCACATCATGGTCGCCCTCGACACGATGGACCGGCTCGAAGAAGACACGTTTGTCGACGCCGGCTTCACGCATTCGATCGCAGCCGACGACGCAACTCGCGTCACAATGATCAAGTCTTTCGGAAAGAAGTCGTCCAAGCGTTACGACGAATTCCTCGACTTCTACCGCGAGCGTCGCGGCTTCTGCCCCACCGGCCCAGGCGGCGGGCTCGACAACTCGTGCGGCGGCAAGGGCGACTACAAGGAGTGGAGCAAGGGCGACCACAAGGACAAGTCCAAAGAGAAGGACGCCCAGGAGTTTCTCGACAAGGCACGCGAGGGTCAGCTTGCCCGTGGAGGCAAGGACGGAGGCAAGGCCGACGACGGCGGTGGCGTCCAGACCTGGAGCAAGGGCGAGCATTATCCGTGGACTGCCAAGCAGGTTGGAGACAAGGAAGGCTACGTCCAGGGCCAGCACCCGGACGGCAGCAAGACGGAGCAGTATCCGTTTACGAACGGCGACACGACCGAGGCATTCAAGAAGCTCTCGGAAGAGGTGAAGGGACGAATCAAGAAGCGATCCGTCGACCCCCGCCAAGTCATCGACGACACGCTGAGGTTCCTCAAGGGCCGCCGCTGATGAGCCTCTCGACAGACTGCCGTATCGCAGCCCTGGTCGCGTTCTCGCAGGCCCGCGCCATGGGTGCGGGGACGAACGCTGGCGGTGGCGCCGTCACTGGAGCGGCGGATTGCGGCCGTACTCCGGACGGGAAGTTCGGAGACGGGAACAAGTGTCGGATCGGCATCAACATCAACGATTCGACACAGGACTTCACTGGGCAGATTCTGGCCGGCAAGAAAACGATCGAGACTCGCCCTACAGATTCGCTTCGCCCTTATGTCGGCAAGACGGTTGGCATTGTGCGAACCGGCAAGGGCAAGGCAACGCTCGTCGGAACGATGAAGATCGGAGAGCCGAAGTTCTATAAGACGAAGAAGGACTTCGACGCGGATCGCGATAAGCATCACGTTGCCCCAGGCAGCCCGCACTACGTCACGCCCGCCGGAAAGTACGGATACCCGGTCTCGGATGTGACGCCCGTCTCGCCGGTTGTGCTCGACACGAAGGGGATCATCGGCAGGGTCATTAACAAGTCGAGCCGCAGCGACGAGTTTGAGTACGACCTCGACGGCGTGGAGATGCGAGCATTCTGTGCAACCGGCGACGGCGGTGGGGTCGACAACTCGTGCGGCATCTCCAACAGCAAGGGCGAGCGAATCCGCAACGTCCGCACGAAGTCTGACAAGGTGCAGACGAAGGTGGCCCGCAAGCTCTACCAGATGAGGACCACGGAGAAGCAGATCAAGAAGCTGATCCGCGACCTGGGTGGCAAGGTCAGCAACTCCATCGTCGAGATCGACTCCACTCGCGGCGATGAGGGCGTGAACATCTTCATCCGCGACCGGAACAACAACGAGACGCACTTCATCCACATGGGCTATTACGGGGCCACGATCTACACGAGCGACAAGGTCTCGGACAAAGAGGCGAAGCAAATCAAGGGCTTTGCCAAAGAAGCGTTTCCGAAGACGATTGCCAAGAGGCTCTTCGCCGGCGGGAAAAAGTACGACATCGAGGTCGTGAACGATCCGGATCAAACGAAGAAATCATGGGACGGCCTTTCGTCGAAGCAAAGGCTCAAGGCGAAGCTCGACGCCCGCTACGCCAGCCTGCTCGCGTTCGCGGAGGCACGCGACTGCGGGCGAGACGAGGGCGGGAAGTTCTCTTCTGGCAACACATGCGCCTCCGGAGTCGTCGCCGCCGCCGCATCCGGCGCCGTCAAGGGCGGGATCAAGGGCGCGATCACTGGCCTTCTCACCGGGGGGCCTGCCGTGGTCAAGCCGGCCGCCGCCATCGGCGCCACCACCGGCGCGGTGAAGGGCATCTACGACAACCAGATGCGGCCGACGCGAGTGAAGAAGACGATCGAGAAGCTCGGGATGGACACGAAGCAGGTCGGTGACCTTGTCCAGAAGCTCGGGGGCGCTCCGGAGTCGTCGGCCGACACGAAGGGGAACTCGTTACGCCTCACGATCCGCGACAAAGACGGCAAGAAGACCTTCAGCGTCGAGGTCGACAAGAAAACGATCACCGTCTACCCCAGGCGAGCCACGGGCGAACTGACAACGAAGGAAATCTCCCGCGTCAAAGAAATCGCTGATAAGTCCACGCCGAAGTCGATCTCGGTGGTCGTGAAGAAAAGCTCTTCCGCCTATGTCTCGAAGCTAGTTCGGAATGGATTCACGCTCGCCGCAGGGCATGCGTCGGACGTCCTCGTGGCGACGTATCTCACGGCCCCTGTGCATTCGTTCGCGCACGATGCCGTGCAGACGGTGAAGGGTAAGTTTTCCAGAAGGTAAGGAGCCTATGTCTCTTCGCAGTGGTGATAAGTGTTCCCGCCCTGGCTGTTGTGGCCTCATGGCAACCAGAAGCTCGCGGCAGAGCGGCGAGTTTCAAGTCCGGTATCTCAAGTGCCAAGTGTGCGGCAACCCTGCCCGCTCCGTGGTCACGGCGACCGACGTGCGTTCGATTTGCTGGCGTCGAGCCCATCAAAAATAGTGTTGTGCCACACAACACTTTCTCTTTTGCCCTTCTTTGGGTGAGTGATCGCTTCCAAATAGTTTGAACGTGTGGCACCTGTTTGCCACCACACGCACACAAACCAGGAAGCGAATCACATGGAAGCCTCGTCCAAGGTCAAGCAACTGCTCGACGAACTCGCCGCCGTCCTCGCCGAGATGGGCGCCCTCCAGGAAGAGGGTGGCATCGAGGACACCGAGGTCGACACCGAGAAGACGACCGAGAAGGCCGGCATGGAAGAGGATGAGACCAAGTCCGAGTCTCCCGAAGAGGAGTACGAGGAGGAGGAGTCGAAGGAGAAGAAGATTCGCTGCCTCTGTGAGCGGGCCGAGAAGATTCGCGACCGCATCAAGTTCTATGAGTCTGTTGCCGCGAAGGAACTCGAACTTCGCACTGTCCTGGACAAGGCGACCCCCGCTTCGGTGGCCGCAGTTAACAACACCCCGGCCAAGGAGGGCCGATCCGTGACGCAGATTTACCACAACCTTCCCGGTGCCGGCCGTCTCCGTGGCTTCAAGGGTCCCAACGCCGAAGAGCGTGCCTATCGCGCTGGCATGTACTTCAAGTCGACCCTGTTCGGCGACCGCGACGCCACTCGGTGGTGTACGGACCACGGCGTGGTCGACAGCCGCGCTCAGGGCGAGGGCGTCAATTCGCTCGGCGGCCTGTTCGTGGCGGAGGAGGTCCTCAACGAAATCGTCGTGCTGGTCGAGCAGTATGGAGTGTTCGCCGCGAACGCTCGCAACGTCAACATGAACTCGGACACCCTCGTGGTGCCTCGCCGGGTCGGCGGCCTCCAGGCCTATTTTATTGGCGAGAACACGAGCATTCCGGACTCGGACGCCTCGTGGGACCGCGTGCAGCTTGTGGCGAAGAAGGTGGCGGTCTCGAACCGCATGTCTTCGGAACTCCTTCAAGACGCGACCGTCATCAATCTCGCCGATTATTTGACGACTGAAATCGCTCGGTCCATCGCGATTCTCACGGATCGCGTGGGCTTCGTGGGCACGGGCTCGGGCGAAGACGGCGGGATCGTGGGTGCTGCGGTGAAGGTTGCCGACGGCAACCACAACGGTAGCCTCGTGACCGCCGCAACCGGCAACACGGCCGTGACCAGCCTGACGATCGACGACTTCGTGAACGCGGCCGCTCGGCTTCCGGTTTACAGTCGCGCTCGCGCAGCATGGTACTGTTCGCCGGCCGTGTTCGCCGCCAGCGTGCAGCGTCTCGGCCTGACCAACCAGGGCAAGCTGACGGGCGGCAACAACGCCTCGAACCTTGCTGAAGCTCCCGAAATGCGTCTGTTGGGATATCCAGTGAACTTCGTCCACACAATGGACGCGAACCTCGGCGTCGACGCCGGCAAGGTCAAGTTCCTCCTGGGCGACCTGTCGCTCTCGACGATGTACGCGACCCGTCGTGGCCTCCAGATCAAGACCTCGGTCGACCGCTACGCGGAACTCGACCAGACCTTGATCGTGGCGACCACAAGGTTCGATGCGGTCACCCACGATTGCGGCGACAACACGAAGGCTGGCCCGCTCGTCGGTCTCCGCACGGCCCTCTCCTGATTTGTACGGACACACTTACCCAAACCTTTCCCGGAGCAGATAGAACATGAACCATCTGGAAGCCACGAAGTCCGACGTTCGCGTGACGGCCTCGGTCGCGTCCAACGCCACCCACAGCCACGAGATCGACACGATCGGCCACGAGTACCTCTCGGTCGACGTCTGCTACGGCGCGTTCTCGGCGGCAACGTCCAGCTACGCCACCGTGCTGAAGCTCCAGGAGAGCGACACGGCCGGCAGCGGCCAGACGGACATCACCGGCATGACGGTCACGGCCGCTGCCGGTGCGACGACCGGCAAGAACGGCGCCGTGGCTCGGCTCAACCTCGACCTGCGTGCCAAGAAGCGGTACATCACGGTCGTGACGACCCCCGGCAACACGGTTCCCGTTGTGACGGCTGCTCGCCTCTCGAAGGCTCACGAGATGCCGTACAACGCCGCGACCGCCGGTGTCAACAGCTACGTTTCCGGCTGAGTCAAGGACGACTCGTCTGGGCATGGATGCCCAAGCCTATTTCACCGGAGGGCTTGGAGCGAATGAATGCGAGTCCTCGTTGGCAACGTCGAGCATGACGTTCAGGTAGCCGCCTGTTTCTCGGTGCCCCGCCTGGGGTTCCAGGACAATTTCTTCACGGTCTTCTCGGCGCTCGCCCCTCATGGAATCAAAATCCATAAGGGGACCGGCGCGTTCTGGGACCAGACCATGTCACGGCTCCTCACGGACCTCTCTAAGGAGGAGGCCGGCAACCAGTTCGTGATCACGATTGATTACGATTCTGTGTTCGAGCCCGACTGCGTGAACCGGCTGATGGGCGCAATGCTGATCAGCGGCGTCGACGCTCTGGCTCCACTTCAGACGAAGCGTGACGACCAGACGCTGATGTTCACTCCGGAGGGCCTCGCGACAGACAAGGGGCCCGTGACCGTGACCCTGCCGTCCGAGTGGTGGGAGAGCCCGGCCCAGCCCGTCGACACGGCACACTTCGGGCTCACGATCATCCGCACGGCGGCCCTGCGACGAATGGAGAAGCCGTGGTTCATCGGCATCCCTGGCCCAGACGGAGACTGGGGGGACGGAAGGCGAGACCCGGACATCGAATTCTGGCATCGATTCCGCAAGGCTGGCAACACCGTTGCCGTGTGCCCGCAGGTCGCGATCGGTCACGCGGAGCTTGTGATCACTTGGCCCGACCAGCGGTTGAAGGCGATGCATCAGTACCCGACGCATTTCTGGGAGGCCGGAGGCAAGCGGCCGCCAGAGGCCTGGGGCAGTGAAGATCACGCAGAGAAATCAATCAAAAGGGCGCCGCAATGAAAATCAGAATGCTTCGAGACTGGAGTTGGTACAAGGCCGGGCAGGTGGCTGACGTGCATGACCCGCTCGCCAAGAACTGGATCGCCGAGGGCGCAGCCGAGCCCGCCCGCGAGGAGCGTTCGGTTGCCGTCGACCGAGCCGACCAGGACACCTCGCGGGCCGAGCGAGCGGTCGTCACAGAGAAGCGGCGGGCGAAATGACGTACCCCTCTCGCTTCAGCCGCTCCATCGAGATTATCTCTCGCGTCAACCTGAGATACCGATCTCTCGTTCGGGTCACGGAGCCGCTCGTCGAGCCCGTGTCCGTTGCCGAGGCGAAGCAGCACCTCAGGATCGACTCAGACTTCACCGACGACGACCTGTACGTCGCCTCCCTGATCACGGCCGCGAGACACTACGTCGAGAACTACGTCGACCGCACTCTCCTGCGGACCCAGCTTCGGATGAAGCTCGACTACTTCCCCGCCTGGGACCTGCCACTCCCCCGCCCTCCTGTCATGGCGGACGCGGTCGTCGTCGAGTACATCCCGTCGGACAACTTCTCGCCAGTGGCGTTCACGAACTTTCGGACGGACCGCGACTCGACCCCCGCCGTCATCCGCCCGCAGTGGAACGGAACATGGCCGTCATCGCGCGGCGCTGAGAACGACGTCGTCATCTCGTGGTGGGCGGGCTACGGAACCACCGGAGCCGACGTGCCGGTCCCCGCCCGCCACGCGATGCTTCTCATCTTGTCCCACTGGTATCGCACTCGCGAGAGCGTTTCTGAGGTCCGATTCGCTCCCGTGCCCATGTCCGCCGAGACGCTACTCGGCACTGTCAACTGGGGGCAGTACCGGTGATCAATGCCGGCGACCTTCGCGAGTCGGTGACCATCCAGGTGGCGTCGGAGTCGACGAACGCCTACGGCGAAACCGTTCAGACGTGGTCGACGTTTGCAACTCGCCGGGCCGCTGTCGATGGTCGGACGATCACCGAGGCGACTGGCGCTTTGTATATGTACACGAGTGGCGCATACAACGTGCGGTTCCGCTATCTGCCCGGCCTGTCGACGGGAATGCGGCTGATCTGGAACTCCAGGAGCCCCGCCAAGACCCTCGACATCGTCGCCGTTACTGAGAAGGGCAACCGAGAAGAGCACCAGTTGGTCTGCAAGGAGTGGCCGTGAGCGTTGAGATAGTCGGGCTTCGCGAGACCGTTGACGCCATCCGGGCCCTTCCAACGGTGCTCGACCGGAAGAAGGCCCTCACGGAAGTCGCGGGGCAATTCCAGGCCCGCGTGTCGGACGTGACTCCTGCCGGCTACAGCGGCAAGCTCCAGAAATCAGTCATCGCGAGAGTCGACGAAGACGAGGCGATGGTCGGCTACGAGGAAGGCGTCGAGAAGGCCGGAAACCCAAAGCTCGACAGCGTCACCCGCCCCCGCACGCGAGGGCGAAGCGTTCTCTGGGTTCCGCCGAAGGACCTGGAGGAGCTTCTGGCCCAGGAATTCGAGGACTTCGAGGCCACCGCGACCTCTGTTCTGGAGTCGTCATTTTTGGAGCAGCTAAATGCCAGCGCCTGAAACGTGGCTGAAGGACTCTCTCACCAAAGCGACAGAGGCGAGCGTCCATCCGGTGCTGGCCCCGCAGACCGCTCCGTTCCCCCTTGTGGTCTACCGCCGGTCCTCCACCCGCCGGGAACGCGGCTTCGGGGGCAATTTCGGGGTCCCCGTGGCGACTTTCTCAGTGTCGATCGTCTCGGAGTCTTACTCCGAGGCCAAGGACATCGCCGACTCGATCCGCCTGGAGATCGACAACTTTACGGGCGATTTTTCAGGCGTGAAAATCATTTCAACGGCACTGACCGCCGAGAGCGACAACATGGAGCGTCCTCCCGAAGGCCAGTCAAAACCGCTGTACAGGGTTGATCAGGTCTACGACGTCCGCTTTCAAGAAACTGTTTAGCGTCCAAGGAGGGACGAAAAAATGCCTTTCGAGTCTTCGCAGGGAATCGACTTCAAGTTCTCGGGCCAGTCCTTCACGGCCAACAGCATTCAGGTGTCGCAGCAGGTCAGCGAGATCGACGTCTCGTCGCTCTCTGATCCGACCGGCGCTTTCCGCAGCTTCCGCCCTGCTCCGATCCGCGAGGCTCCCGAGCTTCAGATCGAGTTCGTCGGCATGACGCTCCCCCAAATGACCTCTACCGGCCAGATCGTCTGGACGATCGCCGCCAGCGGCTCGAACGCGGGCTTCACGACCGGCATGCCGACCGTGGCGCTCTGCACTCAGGCAAGCGTAACGGCCGCTGTCGGCGAGTTGATCAAGGGCTCGGCGACGTTCCGTCTGACGCAGAACTAAGACAGCGAGGCCCGGGTGGCTTTCAACGGCCTCTCCTCGCACGGGCTTTCGTGTACCTGGGGAACGACGTCGTTTAGCGTCACGTCTCTTCAGTACAACGCGTCCGCGTCCGGAGAGATTGACGTCACATTCATAGGCTCTGGCACTGCCGCAGACCCTAACTGGTCTTCGAGAAAGCTAGTTTACAAGTCGACGGAGTACAGCGTCGTCGACCCAGGCGAGGTGCAGATGGAGTTCATTGCCAATACTGCGGCAATGGCTTTGCCGGGCTTCGTCGGCCACAAGCGGCAGCTTACCTTCCAAGACGCTCCCGCCACCCCGGGCGGGACCAGCGGGTTTACAGTGACTTGGAAAGGGATACTGACCCAATTCTCTGCGCAGATGCAGGCGGGCGAGTTCATTCGCGGCAACTGTACGTTCAAGCTCACGGAGTTTTAGAATCGATTTGTCCGGATACGGTTTCTTTTTCTTTCATGGAGTAGGTAGGCATGGCGTTTCTCAACAAAGCGGCGATTCTGGCGGCGAAGGACAAGAAGCAGGTCGAGGTCACCGTTCCCGAGTGGCCCGATGATGCGGGACAGCCCGGCGTGGTCTGCCTTCGCGTGTTAACAGGCACGGAGCGAGATCGCTTCGAGGCCGAGTTCGTGGGCGGCAACAAGAGCGTGGACATGGTCCGTGCGAAGCTCGTGGCGAAGTGCCTGTGTGACTCGGAAGGCAACCGTCTCTTCACCGAGCAGGAAATCCCTGCACTCGGCGAGAAGTCGGCAGCCGTCCTCGACCGGCTCTTCACGCAGTGCATGAAGCTGAACAGGTTCACCAAGGACGACGTGGAGGAACTCGCGGGAAACTCCTAAGCCGTCCGAGGCGGCGATTCGAGTATCGGCTGGCGTTGGCACTCGGCAAGACGCACAGGCAACTCCTTGAGGAGTGCGATGCTGAAGAACTTGCAGAGTGGGAAGCCTTCTGGCTCATCGAGCCGTGGGGGGACGAGTGGCGACAAATCGCTCGTCTCACCACGGCTCTTTGCACTGCCTGGGGAAGCAAGAATCTTGAGGAAGAGATGATCATGCCGAGCCACAGGAAGCCGGCCCAGTCGGCAGGCCAGATGATGGGCGAACTGATGAAAGTCGCAGCGGTGATGCAGAAGTAAATGGCAACGATCGGCAACATTACCGTCGCGTTCGGGGCCGACCTTCGCGGGCTGAGCGAGGGCATCGACTCCATTGCCGGCATGTTCGATCGAGTATCCGAGAAGGCTGAGAAGCTCGCCGAGCAGCTTGATTCGATCACGTCGAAGTCGGTGTCGCTCAAGGTAGCGGTGGAGTCGTCTGGGGTCGAAAAGGCGAAGTCTCAGATCGCGGACATCCCGGGAAAAACTGCGAAGAATGTTTCCATCAACGCCGATTCGTCGCAGGTCGAAGAGGCCAGCGGGGCAGTAGAAGACCTCGGCGACTCCATAAATGCGACCTCGCAGGCAGCCTCCGGCGGGCGTGGCCCCTTGGCGTCACTTCTCGTGACCACGGCAAGGCTGTCCTCGGCCGCGATTGCCGGGGCCTCGGCGTACTCGCAATTGCGAGAAGCGACAGTACGAAACATCAGCGCAATCACCGGACTTAATTCAACGCAGAAGTCGCTGGTTGTTATTCAGGAAGCCCTTCGCGGGAACGGAACAGCCATAAAGGTTGTTATCCAGGCTACATCGCAGGCCGTCCGGGACTACGCGAAGTCTTTTTTGACGGTCGAGGGAGCGCAGGCAGCACTACAGAGCGTCGTGCTGGCAACCGCCAGAGCTTTTGGGATATCTGACGAAGCCGTAGTGAGGTCTATCGGGTTCTTCTCTCAGTTCGCCACCAATCAGATCGCGACTGCGGGAGTGTTTCGCGTTTCGCAGAGGGCTTCCGATCTTCTCGCGAAGGGTTACGAGTCTCTCGCCGTCTCCGCTGCTAAATACTTTACTGGCTCCGACCGGGCTCTCGCCGCAGGCAAGTCTCTCGCGGACACGCTGAAAAGCCTCTCGGCCGACGTGAAGTTTCTGAACAAGGACTTCGACACCGCCGTCAGTGCTATCGCCAAGTTCGCCCAAAACTTCAACATAGTCGGGCGAGTGTCTGCGACTGTCGGAACGGCTTTTGACAAAGCCGCTTCGCTCGTTTCTTCTTTCGCGTCGTCCGTTGCGTCGTCAAAGAGTGCCTCGGACGTGATCAACGCGTTTTCGGCGTCGATTGGGAGCTTGTCTGCTTCGGCGAAGTCTGCGGCCCCAGTAATTGCCGCGACAATGAAGAGCATCGCGGCGGGCGTCGCTCCGGCGGCGAGGCTTGTCGGCAGTTTCAGCTTGCTGGCGACGGTGTTTTCTGTAGTCTCTGCGGCGTCAGGAGAAACTGCGGCCGGGTTTTTTAGGGTCGCAGCCGGCGCGGTGGCGCAAACTGCCGCCGTGGGCGCAGCAACCGGCGCCATCACTGCCGCAGCATCGGGCACTTCGATCATGGCCGGTGCCGCCGCCGGTGCCGCAACAGCTATTGGCGGCCTTGCCTCGATCTTTCCGGTCGCGACCGCCCTGGCCGTTGCCACGGCCGTTGCCACGGGTCGCGTTGCTCACGCGCTGCAACACGTCGGCGACAACGCCGAGATGATGGGCAACCTCGCCGACAGGTTCGGCCAGCCCGTGCAGGAGATCGAGAAGCTCAAGATCGCCGCCGAGCAATCGGGAGTCGCCCTCAACTCCGTCGTTCGTGCGCAGCAGATTTTCAGCCAGAACGTCAGCAAGATCAAGATCGGCAACCTGGGCGTGGCTCAGACTCGCGAGGCGAGCGGGGCCATGAATCAGTTGGGCATCAGCGTCGAGGACCTCCGGAGCAAGAAGCCCGAAGACTTGTTTCTTGACGTGGCTCGCGAAATCTCCAAGCTGCCTGATGCCACCAAGAAGACTCAGGTCGCGATGGACCTGTTCGGGCGAACCGGCCCTCAGCTTCTTCCGCTCCTCAAGAATCTCGAACAGGTCAACGAAGACATCGGAAGACTCGGCGGGACGATCAGCGACCTCGATTTCGAGAGGTTTCTGGCCGTAGACCAGTCCTTCGACAGGCTGCGGACAGCATCCGGGGCCATGACAGACGACCTCGTCATTCCTTTCACGAGGATGCAGGAGGCGTGGAACAACGCGTCGGCCGAGATCATCGGCGGTCTCGCGCCGCTCGTCGGCGCTGTCGGCGAGGTCATCGCAGACCTGTCCACCCCGCTCGCGGTGATCGTCGAGGTGACAGGCAGAGTGATCGGCATCTTCGCGAGGGTCGCGGCGGCCGTCGCGAAGATCGTCACGGCTTTCCTGCCTGTGGCTTCGATAGCCATTCTTTTCGAGCTACTTGGAGATGCGATCAATGCCGTTTTGAAGCCAGTTGAATATCTTGTTGGCGCGCTGGAGGGTTTCGCGTCGGCCGTTGAAGAATCCCTGCGGCCAAGTATTGAATTCTTTAATTCTCTCGGAGAAGCAGTGACCGGCCTGCTTGAGGCGGTTGCGGAACTGGTTGGACTTGGCGGGCTTTTTATCAACACCGAAGGAGACAAGGAGACGCTTACCGCCCTCGGGGCAATAACGACCGCGCTCGGCGCAGTGGCAGTCGCCTATTTTTCCGTAACGTCCGCTTCGGCTATTTACAGCGCCGTCATGGCGACCTCGGCCGGCACTGCGATTGCAAGCGCAGTCACGACGGCCGCAGCCTGGGTCGCCGCAGGCGCTGCAATCGCCGCAGCACTGATCGGCGTCGCGGTCGCGGCGCTCACGGTCTATGTCGCCTCGCTCACTGCGGCCACTGCGGCCACCATTGCCTCCTGCGCAGCCATGCACGTCGCGTGGCTGTTCGCCCTCGGGCCGCTCGGGTTGCTGATTGGTGGCCTCGAACTCCTCGTCGTGGGCGCCGTCGCCCTGTATGCACTCGGGGGGAGCATCGTCGACTTCTTCAGCAACTGGGGCGACGGCGCCAAGCAAATCGACGGCGCCACCGCCAGCGTCGAGGAACTGACTGCGGCGGTCGAGAAGAACCAGGAAACAGGGCTCGCAAAGGACGCGAAGGCGGTGGCCGACGCGTTCGCCCCAGCCGGCGGAAGTTCTGGCACGGCCAGTGTTGATTTCGGCGACGACGGGAGGGTCGCGGAAGCCGATTTTGGAAAGGCTCGCGAAGCGGTCGTGCAGTTCGGCATGTCGTTCGGGGCCAGCGAAGAGCAGGCGAGCCAGTGGGCGGCAAGCATTGCTGCCCAGGCCGCCCGCGTGGCCGAGTCGCTCAAGGGGCCGTCAAAGGAAGAGATCATGTCGAGCATCTCATCCGCCAGGGACGAGATGGCCGAGCTATCCATCCGGGCCGCCAAGTTCGGGAAGGCCGGGGCCGATGCTGCTTCCAGGAGCACGGAGGAGTTCAACGAACTACAGCGAGCGCTCGGCTCCAATAAAATCAACATCGAGCAGTTCAACGAAGGCGCCGCCGGCATTGCAGAGAATCTCAGCAAGGGTCTCGACGAGATCGCAAAGTCGAGCCCCGAGGAGACGCTTGCGAGAAACCTGGAACTCTTCAAGCAACTCGACGATGCGGTCAAGTCTTCCGAAAAGTCTTTCCGCGACCTGACCGCCGTCCGTTTGGTCGGCGACGATTTGCTGCCGGCTTCCGACGAGGTCAAGAGGCGTGCCGCCGAGTTGCAGGCGGAATACTCCGCCGCCCTTGAGGCCATCAAGAAGAAGCAGGCGACTGGCGGCTTCCAGGCAGAACTAGATCAGAGGAGAATTCAGGCCCAGGAGGACTTCGACTCCGGCAAGATCGACTCGGCAGGTTTTGCGGCGATCACGGCTGAACTCGACTCCACCAACGCCCAGGAGGAAGCGACTAAGGCTGTCGAGGAGGTTAATCGCGAGCTAGATCGGAAGCGGGCGAAGATAAAGGCCGACATTTCCTTCGCCGACGACATTCGCAAGAAGCTCGAAGACGCGTTCACGTCTCCGGTCCAGAAGCTGGAGAAGGAACTCAAGAAGATCGCCGACAACCCGGACCTGAACCCGAGCGAGAAGGCCTCTGCGTCTTTCCTGGCACGGAAGCAGGCACGCGAAGGGCTCGTAGGGAAGGACGCTCAGTCGCAACTCCAGGAGCGGACTCGCGACCTGACCCAGGCCCGAGACTCAGGCCTCATCTCCGGCGACGAGTTCGGCGCCGAGATGAAGAAGGCGATGGACGACCTCGCCTCCGCCGTCGGCGTCACGAAGACTCCGTTCGAGGCGTTCTCGTCCAGCCTCAATAACATCGCCAAGCAGTTCGGCTTCGCCGGACAGCCGCTCGAAGAGGTCCGGCGGAAGCTCGCCGGCAACGCCGAGCAGCTTGCCCTGTTCGATCGGGCCGTGAAGGAGGCCCGCGACAACTTGCTCGCGTCTCTCGGCGTTGAGAAGAGCCCGCAGAAGGTCTTTGAAGAGCAGATGAAGAAGATCGACGAGGCGGTCAATGCGACCGATCCGTCGAAGAAGATCACCGAAGAGGAGGCCACTCAGGCGAGGGCTGCGGCGACACGGAAGCGAGACTCGGCCCTCGGTGCCGGGGAGGACCTCGGGGGACAGTTTGCTGAACGCCAAGCGAAGATCAACGAGGCATTCGGAGGCGGAAAGGACCCGGCCAAACTGGCCGCCGCCAACAACAACCTCGCCATTGACCGCCGTCAGGCCGCCGGTCTCGACGCCACCGCGTCGCAATCCCTCAAGGCCGGTATCGACAAGGTCAACGACGCGTTCGGCGTGACAGGCAAGTCGATGGCCGAGATTCAGGCCACGCTCTCACCGTCGGAGTTCGCAGAGTACCAGGAGGCGATCAAGGAGAACGCCGACAAGGTCAAGGCAAGCCTGGGCGTCGAGCAATCCGGCGCGGAGAAGCTCGCAAAGTCTCGTGAGAAGCTGGAAAAGGCTGTCCGCGACGGCGTCGTTACGGAAGAGGAGAAGAACAAGGCCGTCAAAGAACAGCGAGACGCGCTTCTGTCCTCGCTTGGAATTCCCAAGACTCCGGCCCAGGACTTTGAAGACGCCGTCAATAAGATCGCGGAGAATGCCTCCGAGCTTTCTTTCGATGAGATTGTCAAGGGCCTGAAAGAAGCAAGAGACAAGCTGCTTTCCAGCCTCGGGATCGAGAAATCTCCGGTGCAGGCAGCTTCCGAGCAGATGGACAAACTTAGGGAGGCTTTCAAAAAGGGCCAGATCAGCGCCGAGGAGTTTGCGAAGGGGTCGCAAAAGGCCAAGGACACGCTGCTCCAGTCGCTCGGCATTCCGCTCGACCCGGTCACGCAGTTGGCCGAGCGAATGAAGAACCTGGACGAGGCCCTCGCATCGGGTGCGATCACCGACGAGGAGTTCAAGCGGGGCCAGGAAGAGGCCAAGAAGTCGTTCCTCCCTGGCGGCGAGGAGGAGAGCCCCGTCAAGAAGTTCCAGCGAGACCTGGAGACGCTCCAGAAGGCCAACAGCGAAGGCCTGATCGACGACAAGGAGCTTGCCGACCGAAAGCAAAATCTCCAAGCCGAGCTTCAAGAGTCGCTCGGCCCCGCCCTCGACAATCTCAAGCCAGACCGCCGTGGCATCGAGGGCTCCGACGTTCGCAGTAAGTCTGGCGTCGACACGTTCTTCCGCATTCTTCGCGGCAACGATAATCCGTCGCTCAAGGCACAGCTTGAGGTCGCCAAGAACACCCGGTTCCTCGCCGATGCAGCGAGAAACCCAGACGCTGCGCCAGTGATCGCGCAGCTTTCGGCGAGGTAGCACATGGCAGTCGTTTCAGTTCGCGAGATGTATCGAGGCCGGTCGCGTTCGGCGACGTTCGGCGACATGCCGACGTACACGCGAATCTGGATGGTCACGGTCGACGACGCCGCAAACGCGTATGACGAAATCAGTGCCGCCCCCGGAATTGCGTGGCTCGACCCACACCCCGAGAACCAGTACGCCTTTCTCACGGATTCGAGCGTTCAGCAGGAAGGCGACTCGCCGTTTCACTATCGGGTCACGTTCACCTACAAGGGCCTCGTCCCGGAGGACGCAAACCCGGACCCGACGGCAAGGCCTCCGCAGTTCTCCTTCTCCGGTTCGCTCGCCTCCGCGCCGTGCTTCTGGCACTACCCAACCTCAGGCGACAACAACACGAAGCGGATCATCATCAACACCGCAGGCGACCCGATCGGCGGCCTCGACAGGGACGAGGGCGAGTTTACGGTCACGATCTCTGCGAATACCCCTGCCCCGTTCCCGTATGTAAAAGCCCAGAATTACGTCGGAGCTATCAACAGCGACTCATGGAGCGGCGGAGCGGCGGGGACGTGGAAGTGCCTTTCGATCACCGGAAACAGAAAAATCGAAGGGGTACTCGGGCTTCAGTATTTATACTACGAGGTAAGCACGACGCTCGCTTACCGTGGAACGGGCTGGGACCTCCAGACCTGGGACGTGGGTTTCAACGAGATCGTCGGCGGGCAACGCAAGAAGATTCTTGCCGGCAAGGACCCCGTAAGCGAGCCGGCGGCGTTGAGTAACGGCCGCGCGAAGGCCCCGGGACAGCCACCGGACATGCTGAGTTTCCGC